GTTGTAATAAACTTGATGTATTTCCAGATGAAACTAAACTATCCCCAACACTCCAATCATTCAACACCCAATTTTGCCCCACCTCTTTAACCGAGATGTTTGTGATAGAGCCTATGAAACTTTCATATCCTTGCATATACAAGGCAGTTTGTGAGGCAGTAAAATAAGTTGTATAAGTTCCTACTGCATTTTGAAAACCCGAAATATCATAGCCGTTTTCTGTTAATCTTACAGAGCCTTGTGTGTAATCTGAAATGGTAAAAGTTGTTTTATAAGTTTTACCAACTACAAAAACAGAATTTTGATATAAATTAACAAAATTACCCGTAGTGTTTGCAACCGCCTTATCCTCTCCAATACTCCACCCAGTACCTAAAGTCCAATCTTGACCGACCTCACGTACTGAACAATTATCTATTGAGCCTATGAAAGAATTTAAGCCTTTAAAATAAACATAATCAAAACTATTGTTTGATACAAAATACAATGTATGTGAGCCAACTGAATTAAAAGTGTTTGTTTCGTCATCATTAAATCTACAAGCTACTTCGCCAGATGTATATTCTGTAATATCAAAAGTTATTTTGTAACTTTTACCATCAATAAAATTAATAGGTTGATATATGCTGCCGTTAGATGAATTAGCTATCGCTTTTCCATTAGAAATACTCCACCCCGTTTGTTTTGTCCAATCTGTATCTGTTGCGAAATCGCCATTTGTTACAAGCTCCACCCCCTCTTGAGAAAAACTGCCGTTTGAAACCTCTTGTACACCCTCCTCTGAAAAGCTGCCGTTCTGCACCAAGTTACTCGATAGTATCTGTACGTTTTCAACAAGACCTTGAGCATTTACGCGCGTGGCGGCGCTATTACGTGAAAATGTAAAATCTCCGCTTGCGTCGTCTGGTTTTATACATAGTGCCTCGCCGTTATTGTAGGCGGTCGGTGTTAGCACTAAACTACTTCTATCGAGTAAATTTGACATATTATTGTATTTTTTCTATTTTATCTAAAATTGCTGTGGTACAGGTTTGGTTTTCGTAATACGTTGCTCTCGCTTGTAAAGTTGCGAGTAAATTCGGTATACCACTACCGAATAACAACATCATGACTCTGCGCCTACTCATTATAGCGTAGAATCAAAGTAAGAATCCAAAGCCGTTTTTAACGCTGCAAAACTTGCGTATGCTGTTCCTGCCTCGTCTTGTAGATCCGAGTAAATTGTTTTATCTAAAACGGCTACGTTATTAGTTGTTTTAATTATAATAAAATCCCCTTGCTTTTGCCTTTGGATTTCACAATACGCAGGGTAGCGGTATTCGATTCCGTTGTTTAAAACTAGCTCTTTTGTTACTGTATCGACGTAAATTTTCATTTTTTATATATTTATTAAGTTGTTACTGATATTGTCCACCCTTTAGCCTCTAGGCTTACCTTTGCTGCTAGTCCTACAGAGCTAGGAGCTTGCCCTCCCGTTTGGTCAAAAGTTCCGTTAATCTGTCCTGCGACGTCTAGGCTTTCGAGTATATTATCTATTGATTGTGTATTCAATCCTGTGTTTCTAAAAGCCTCTGTAAAATTTGTTGCTGTGCAATTATCAAAAGCGTTAGACGGGAAAGTTTTTAGTAAAAGACAACCTTGCCAAGCGCTGTCTAAATCTGTAGCGCTACTAAAATCTAACAAAGGAAACTCCGTTAAAACTGCGCAATTTTCCCAAGCATTATTAAACTCCTCGCCTTTGCCCGTATCTATTAAAGGGAAACTAGTTAAAGCCTCGCAACCTTTAAAAGCGCTATCGAAACTAACAACGTTTTGAAAGTTACCTCCGTCTGTTGCTGTAATAGTTAAATTTTCATTATCTAAAAACGCCTGCGTTTGATTCGTAGAGCCTAGTCCGTATATCCCGAAATTAGATATATCTATTATTTTTTCATTATCTACTCCTAGAGTAAAATCAAACGCAGGGAATACACCCGAAATACTTACTTTATGTATGCCAGAGCCAGTCGGAAACGTAATTAAATGGTCGCCCGTTAATCCTGTAGCGCTATATCCGTCGTCTGTAGTTACATCATATAGGAAAGTTCCTGCGCCCGTTGTAATATTAAAAAAGTCTGAGGTCGCTATAATATCGGTATTCACGTTAAACTCTAAAAAGTTAGTACTTTCGTTATTAAATATAGTGAAATCTGTTGCAAAGTTGCTTAAAAAATACGCTTGATTATCCTCTCTAGCTTTTAGAGTTACTGTAGAGCCATTCATGGCGCTTTTTTCGCCTCCCGTTCCTGCGCTTATTGTAACCTCTCCGCCGTTCCATAGTCCTATAATTCTATAGTTACCGTTACGATCCAAAATGATAGCACAATAGTCTTGCCTCATTAACTTGTAAACGTTCAAATCTACAAAACTACGAGGTATTGTAAAGCTCAAGTCTTGCGACCACTCTACACCGCCACTTGTTACGCTTGCGTTTTCTGAGTAGCTAATATTTACAGCCTCGTACTCATATATCGTAGTTTGTGGAAACTGCGTAATATTTTGAGCGTTAGGATTTCGTCCTTTAGAAAAACCTCCAAACAAGACATCGCTTACCCCATACTTTACGTAAGGGAATAGATACAGCTTGTCGATGCCGCCTTGAAAGTCTTTGCAGGATTCAGTATATCCGCGTTGTATGCTACAAATTGCCATATATTACTAGTATGAGATTATATCGTCTGGACTCTGTGGGTACGGGTTTTGTATTCTATTAGACGGATTGCCAAAATACCAACCGCTCCTATTAGATACGTGTTTCGATGCGTCTACGCCGTCCTGCGTTGTCTTATATTCGTCTAAATGGTTTAATATTATCCAATCCTCAAACCTATCTATAAACGTGTCTGCCATTCCTGCGTAAGTATTTGACAATCTAGTCAACTCCTCCGCACTCATTAACTGAGCGTTATCTGAGGTATGCGAAACCGATCCGCCATTTGCCACCATATAGTTACTAATTAGCACGAAATTTGCTACCGTTTGATATTTGGTTATCGGTTGCACATATTTAGTATATAATTCAAGGTATAATCCTGTTAAATTACCTGCATCTGCGCCTGCTAGTATTACGTCGTAAAGTTCCTGTCCTAATAACGGGAGTATTGTAGTGTTTTGTACGTCAGAAATTACAAATACAAACTTGTCGTCGTCCACGTTACCGCCTACTACGGTAGATTGTTTAATCTCTGTCGGGGATATAAATAGAAATTCTGCCATATTATTTGTATCTGCCGTTATTTGGTTTATCTATTTCTGCGATTGCTACGTCTTTAGCATTTTTAACAGGCTTATATCCTTGTCTTTTTGCCTCGTTTACGTTTACAGAGGTTGTTTGTTGCATCGCTCCGCCTCCTTTAGGCTTTCCGTCCTCGTTTAATTTCTTTTTAAATACTCTACGTTCCCAACGATGGTAACAATTAACGCCACCACCATAAAGAAAGATGTCGTATTTGCCTCCACTATGCGCAAACTTGCCATTTACTCCCTGTATACTCATTAATTCGATGTCCTCTTTGCGGTATACTTTACCGCTGTCGGATAGTGAAATCATTTTATTACAGAACGACCTAGACGCACCCTTTGGCGTTTTGCTAGTTCCTACTGTATAGGCGTAGCGAGTTTTCCATAGCTTTGTATCTTGCTCGCTTGTTTGATTTGCCGACATTTTTACGTCGTACTCTTTGCCGTCTGTTAACTCGTAACCCTCTGGAGCGTCTAAAGCATATTTCTCTAGTATTGCAAACAGCTCTATATCGTCGCTCATACAAACGTGAGAGCTAAGCTCTGCGGTTTCCTCTTTTACTTCTATTTTCTCCTCTGTTAAAGGCGCAAAGTATAAGTCTAGGTTAATCCCGTAATGCACTAAAACCTCCTCTAAAGACTCGATAACAAAATCTTGTTTTGGCTTTATTACTCGCTTAATAGTTTGGCGCTCGCTCATATCCATCTCGTCGGCTACAGAGCTAAAACCACTCGCAGAAGATAAGCCTACAAGACTTGGACTAATTACTCTGTGCGCAGTCATTAATTGCGTTTTAGCTTGCTCTGTAAGTTCGCTCCATTGTTTGTGAACGCTACTATTAACAGGGAACGGCGTTACGTCTATAGCTACCTCTTGGTCATTAAAGCTGATAATGAAATTCGAGCTGTTCGAGCTAGACGTAAGTTTACGTTTTACTTGTCTCTCAAACTCCTCTTTCTCCTCTGGAGTGTAATTAGTTCCGTTTGGTATATTTATAATATAGCCTGCGCTTAATCCGTTTTTAATAGACGAGATATACATATTCGATAGCTCCTCTTCAATTTCAGCATATACTAAACCAGAGCTATAGTCTGGACTACCAAAGTACTCGTTACCTACGGTATAAGGTCTAGCTACAAACATCGAGTTACCTTTTTGCGCTCCAAACGCAGGGAATGAGATAGGCGTATAATCTATATCGGTATATTTCTGCCAATTTCTAGAAAACCAATACTTCTCTATTTCGTTTTTTTCGTTTGCAATCGCAGGTATTAACATCTCTTTAGGTACGTGAGTTAAAGAATGTAATTCGCCGCCCTTGCTTTCGATTATTTCAAAAGAAAACTCGCCGAAAACTTGAAAGTCTCGCACCATTTTACGCAATTCTCTAGGTCTTAATATCGTTTGCAGTCTACCCCAACCCTCAGCGCCTAAAGCTCCGCTCGATGTACGTAGTCCTTTACCATATATTAAAGTAGTATAGGACTCGTTTATACTCGCATTTGTAGGCGATCCGTTATTTCTGTCTATAATGTAATTATAGTACTGGTTTAATCTGCCGTTCATTACCCAGTCCCTAGACTTATCCTCCATTAAAGGCGGTCTAACGTAGTTTGTGAGTGTTATTAGTTTTATATCGCTCATAATATTATTACCATCTGTATAGGTTATCCGTTAGCTTATAGGTTTGTGAGTTTTGAGTAGTTGCTAAAACCAGACCTCTGTAAACTATCTCGTTAGTTACTGAGTCGGTTAATTTTAACTGATAGCTACTTTCATTTGTAAACGTATAGTCAAACGTTAAAGATAGCTTATAATCGCCTCCCGTTGTATAGTTGGGGTTTAAATCTGTAGACGTTCCTAAAGTACTATCCGTAACTGTAAGCGTCAATACATTAGACGTTGAAAATCTAGGTACTAGCCTTATAGTGTGAGTCGTCAATCTAGGGTTTACTATCATAAAACAAACTTGTATATAATTAAAACGAAAAAAGTCTCTTTTTGTTTCTATTAAGCAAAAAAAAAAGCCTCACAAATTAATGCAAGGCTCTTTAAGAGAATAAAACTAAATTAAGATACTACCGCTAAAAACGATGTTTGTGTAGCCGAATCTAGGAAAGGCGCAAGGTCTTTAGTTGTTGCGACTCCTGTTAAAACATACTGATTGCCGTCTGTTTTTGCTCCGCCTGTCGATGCTACGACTGTAAAGTCGATCCCGTCGTCAAGTCCTAAAGCTATATAGTTTCCGTTTCTGTCCACTACTACAGCCGACGGATACCCTGCGGCTAATAGATTAAACTCAGCGTTTGTCGCTGCGTCCATAGATTTTAAAACGGTTGTAAGCGTTTGAGTATTCACTCTACTGCTAGTATTTCTGTCTCCTACCATAGACTGCTCTAGTGTATTACCGTCTCCCTCTAAAGGATAAGCAAACGCCGCAGTTAATAGTACATTCATTGCCGTAGCCTCTCCGTTTGAAACGGTAAAAGCATCTGGTAAGCTGTCAAAGAGGTATAGTGTAGACTGACCGCCTAGACCGTCCTTACACACTTTAGCTCTTCCGCTTGTTAATAAACACGCCATAAGTTATAAATTGTTTTTAATTGCTTTACGCAACCGATTATTAATGCTTTTAAAAAAAGGGAGGCGGTTAAACCTCCCCCTAGTATTTAGGCTGTTGTTGTAAGTAACCAAACTATCTCTGCTCCGTAAGAATATCCTACAGCGCCACCGAATACAGATTTGTATAAAACGTTTCCGCTTAAATCTACTTCGTCAAGGTCTTTCACTCTAATAGAGGTCGCGTCTGAGGCTAATCCCGTACCCATAGTGATATTAGACTTCTCAAATAATACGATTGTATTATCTGGTAATCCGTTCACAACTTGCACGTTGTAACGTCCGTATACTAATCCTGTGTTAGCGTCTCCACCTAATCCGTTAGCTGCTCCGTTTTGGATAAGTAACTTTGTGTAAGCATCTGCAACGTCTGGAGATACAATAAAGTTTACTGATTTACGTCTTAATGCGTAAGGCAAAGCTCCTGTTGCTGCGTCGAATGCTGCTAGTACGTTAGTCGTAGAGATAGCCGCTCCGATTGCTGTAATCCCGTTGTTTGCTTTTATAACGTCTCCGTCTGCTGCAAACTGCGTGATTAATCCGCTCATTTGTCCTGCTGCTCCCGATCCGTTCCAGATTTGGTTTTCAAACCACTCTGCTAATTTTCCTGCTGTATCTGCTACGATAGCGTCTGCAATCTCTTGAGGCGTTTGGTCGTTGAAAGCCGACGCACCCATAGACTCGCCGCTCCAAGTTGGGCGGAAATCCTCTTTACAGATTGTAAATTCATTTTTAAACTTTGAAAGTGTTAATACTTTCTCAGAGTAAGCTACAGCGTCAGTCGCTGCGGTAGTACCACAAGCGTAGTCTACTACTCCTAGAGTAACGTCTAAGTTTCTCAAGTTTAATTTGTACCCTACGTCTGGTACAACGTTAATTAGTCCAAGTCTAAGAGTATCCTCTTCCTTGATAGCTTGCAACATAATATCTACTGCTGCCTGCCCTGCGTAATTTGATGTAATTGCCATTTCTTTATCTATTTTAAATTAATTAATTTACTTGTTTTGATTTGCTAGTTTAATAGCCTCAAGGATACGTCCTTGCTTTGTTAAAGTTACTTGTTTTGGTTGTGAGCTAACAGGCTCTACAGACGGCTGCGCCGAAAGTGTTACTACCTGTTCTTTTAACTCTACGTTTTTTGCCTCGATGTCAGACATTTTTGTAAGCATTTCAGACATTTTAATCTCCATACTCTCAGCGTAAGCCTTAAACATATCGTCTAAAATCTCCTTAATTACTTTCATAGACTCCTCGTCTGCGTTTACTTCCTCGATTACTTCCTCTTCTAGCTCTGCGTCTACTACCTCCTCAGCCTCTGGAGCTACTTCCTCCTCAGCCTCAGCCTCAGACATAGACTCTACTAGTCCGTCTTTTACAACGATTTCGCCGCCCTCGTCAAGTTTATACGT